CCCACATTTCATAACTTATTTGACGTACTATTCGTTCAAAACCGAAACCTCATCCACATGATCAAAGAAAAGCACCCTGCTTTCTTCGAATCTGACGGTACCCCTAAACCCTATTACTGGGTCAACCTGCACGCCCGTGCACACGTTGTGGGTCCTGAAGACGAAGACAAGATCCGAGCTGTTTTTGGTGTCCCTAAACTGTTACTCTTCTGCGAGAACATGTTCTTATGGCCCATGCAAGCCGATCTTCTTAATCGTGATCCCGCTGATTCGCCTCTCCTCTGGGGAGCCGAAATCATGCGTGGTGGCTGGAAGAAACTCCGAAACTTGATCCTCCGTAAAACAGGAAACAAGCATCGGACTGTTATCTCAGCTGATTGGTCTCAATTTGACCGAAGAGCACTTCATTCCATCATCGATGATGTCCACGACACGTGGTACACCTTCTATGACTGGTCCGGTGAATATTCTCCAACGAATTTTTACCCTAGTGCAAACACTGACCCCGCACGACTTCAAAACGTATGGGACTGGTTCACGTACAATGTCAAACACTATCCGATCGCTCTTCCCGACGGCTCTCTCTACTCCTGGAACTACAATGGTATCGCATCCGGATTCATGGAAACACAACTCCTTGACTCCTGGGTAAACGGTATTATGTTACTGACCACCCTGTCAGAACTAGGCATAGACATCGAGCACGAACACTTCTTCTTTAAATTACAAGGAGACGATTCAATCATTGCTACCTCAAGTGGTGAACATCGAATCTACGGAAAGACATTTTTGTCCATGATGGCAAAAGTCGCACTCAGACGCTTCAACGCTATCCTGTCAGTCGACAAATCGGACATATCTGGAAACAACCTATCAGGTGTCTACGTTCTAGGCTACTACAATCAAAGTGGTATCGCCGTTCGCACAGACCTTGACCTTTGTTCCCACCTCCTCTTTCCCGAGAGATCTCAGACACTCGAAGCTACCATGTCAACCTGCATCGGTTTAGCTCTCGCGTCGATGGGCTGCTCCCAGCAGTTCTACGACTCATGTCGAGACATATTCCTCTTCTTAAAGGATCAGCTCCTCCTCGAGCCCAAAGTCGATCCCCACGAGATAAGGAAGTTCACTCACCTTCTTGGTGGTGTTGACTACGAAGACGCACGCCTGCGCCTCTCACGTAGTGAATTCCCTCCCTTTGAAGAATGTTACCTACAGAATTATATTCTGGAAGGACGAACAGAAAGTGATAGACAACGAACCTGGCCCACCGACCCGAAGTGGACTAATGGATTTTGTTTTCTTTAACTTTTATTCACTAGAGTCCAAGTGACTCAAAAAAAAAAAAAAAAAAAAAACCAACAAACGGAACACCAACACTCCGAA